AGATATGATTACACACTTTATAGATCATGAGAAAGCACCACATTTAAAAATATTAATTATTGATGAAGCGCAGGACCTAACTCCTTTACAATGGAAGATGGTGCATAAGTTATCTAAAAGTTCAGAAAAAATTTATATAGCTGGTGATGATGATCAAGCGATATTTGAATGGAATGGAGCTGATGTTAGAGATTACATAGAGTTTCCTGGTAAAGAATATATTCTTACTCAGTCACATAGAATACCTAAAATAATACATGACTTCAGTTCATACATTTCAGATATGATTAAACCAAGAGTTACAAAAGAATTCTTACCATCAAAAAAACAAGGGACTATTTTAACTTACTCTAAATTTAAAGATGTTGGTCAAGCGATAGAAGACTCAAAAGGTGACTGGCTCATACTTGGTAGAACTCAAGAGATTGTTAGAGAGCTTGAAGATGAAGCTAGGAAGTATGGTTTATTTTTTAAAAATACAAAAGGTAAAACGTCATTTGATATAAACAAGTGGAATGCCATAAAATACTGGAATAAATTGATGAATAATGGTGTTGTATCTAAGGAGGAAGCTGGTATAATATACACTTATGTTAATGAGATCGCATACGGGTGGAGATCCATTGAAAGCAAAAGATGGATGAACATCCAAGACTCCGGGCAACTCTCTTTAGATTTTTTAAGGACGTTTGCAGGTTTAACGGCAGATCCAGGACCATGGCAAACGATATTCAACAAAAACTTTCCAGAAAAAGATAAATTTTATTTTGATAAGATATTAGAAAACAATTTAGATTTAGACATGGCATCAAGAATAACAATAGATACGATACACTCTGTAAAAGGTGGTGAGGCAGATCATGTTTGTTTATTTGAAAAGGCAAATTGGCCTGCACATTTTGGACACAAAGTAGGCATCGCTAGAAGTTCTGAGGCAAGAGTTTGGTATGTTGGTGTTACAAGAGCAAAACAATCGCTACACATACTTAGATCCGACCATCAGTATTACTTCCCATTGGCAAGATTGAATAATCAGTTTATAAAGGATAATTATGGTAGTAGCTAAAGGCGATTGGGATTATTCGGGAGAACCTAAATTAAGGATTCTATCTTTGGGAGCTGGGGTGCAATCTTCAACAATGGCACTCATGGCCAATGAGGGAGCCTTTGGCCCACTACCTGACTATGCAATATTTGCTGATACAGGGTGGGAACCTAAAAAAGTTTACGAACATTTAGAATGGTTAAAAACACAACTCAAGTACCCAGTTATTATTTGTAAAAATCATTTGAAATCAGGAAGTATAAAAGAAGATATTGTAAATGAGATTAATAAAGAGAAAGGTTTTTTACACATACCTTTTTTTGCAAAAAACACAGACACTGGAAAGATAGGTATTGGACCAAGACAATGCACCAGAAATTATAAGATAACACCTATCAACAGAAAGATAAGACATCTTATTGGATTAAAAGATAGGCAAAGGTTTCCAAGAAGTATTTGGGTAGAAGTATGGGTTGGTATATCTACAGATGAAGCAATGAGAATGAAACCGTCTCGAGAAAAATGGATTAAAAACATATGGCCATTGATAGATAAAAACATGTCTAGGCAGGCTTGCTTAGACTGGTATGATGGTAAAAATTATAGAACACCAGCTAAGAGCTCATGTATTGGATGTCCTTATCATGACAATACTTTGTGGAATGAAATTAAAAAAGAATCACCAGAAGAGTTTGAAGAGGCATGTAAAATTGATGACATGATGAGACATTCAGCTAATAATAAAAATATTGAAAGATATCTACATAGACGGGGAGAGCCTTTAAGATCCATAGACTTTGATAAATTGTTGCAAAAGAAGAAGAAAGATGATCAACTAGATTTATTTAATAATGAATGCGAAGGGATGTGTGGCGTCTAAAAAGAAAGCATTGGACTATCAAGAGGGTGGAAAGCATTATGTTCAGCATGCTATTCAACCTGTTGTATATTGTATGAAAAACAAATTAAATACAATTGACTCAAACATAATTAAATACGCAACAAGACGTAAGCCTGGAGAAACAGCAGAGCAAAGGTATAATAAAATAATTCATTACGCTAAACTTGGAATAGAGTTAGATGAGCAATCAAATTAATTTTACTTTTCAAGAATCTGATTGGACTCCGCCAACCAGTTTTCCTAATTTAAAAGATGCAAAAGAAGTTGCAATAGATTTAGAAACCAAAGATCCATTTATTAAAGAGAAAGGTCCAGGGTGGGCAACAAAGCAAGGTAACATTATTGGTGTTGCTGTAGCCACAGAATCATTCAAAGGTTATTACCCAGTTGCACACGAAGCGGGTGGTAATATGGATATGATGATGGTTATGAACTGGGTGCAAGATATTTGTAGATCTAAAGCTACAAAAATATTTCACAATGCGTCTTATGATATTGGCTGGCTAAGAGCACATGGTGTAACTGTTTATGGATCTATTGCTGATACGATGATAGCTGCAGCCTTAATTGATGAAAACAGATTTAGATATAGTTTAAATGCTTTATCAGTTGATTATTTATCTGAGTTAAAATCAGAAGCAGGTTTACGAGAAGCAGCAGAAGATTGGGGTATCGATGCAAAAGGTGAGATGTTTAAATTACCTGCTAAGTTTGTAGGACCTTATGCAGAGCAAGATGCAGTTTTAACATTTAAACTTTGGCAAAGATTTAAATCAGAGATACATAAGCAAGATCTAAATGATGTTTGGGATCTTGAAATGGAACTGTTACCTATTTTGTTACATATGAGATCACATGGCGTGAGAGTTGATTTAGAAGGTGCAGACTTATTAAAGAAAGAATTTTTAGAAAAAGAAAAGGATGCTCTGTTTAAAATTAAAAAAGCTGCGGGTATAGATATAGATATATGGGCAGCACGATCTATAGCTAAAGCTTTTGATAAGTTAAAGATTAAATATCCTTTAACTGAGAAGACTAAAGAGCCTTCTTTTACTCAAAACTGGCTAACTAATTGTGAAGCTCCTATAGCTAAGTTGATTCGTGAAGCGAGAGAAGTTAATAAATTTCACTCTACTTTCATCGATTCAATATTTAAATTTGAACATAATGGGAGGATTCATGCAGAAATAAACCAACTTAGGGGTGATGCAGGGGGAACCGTATCCGGAAGGCTCTCTTATGCACACCCAAATTTGCAGCAAATACCAGCGAGAAACAAGGACCTTGGACCCAGGATCCGATCACTATTTTTACCTGATAAGCGTTGTAAATGGGCATCTTTTGATTACTCACAACAAGAACCAAGATTAGTAGTGCACTACGCCTCAAGTATAGGCTTTAACGGCTCTGAGGAGCTCATAGAGGCCTATCAAAACGAAAATGCGGACTTCCACCAGACTGTAGCTGATATGGCAGGTATACCACGATCTCAGGCCAAAACTATAAATCTTGGTATATTTTATGGCATGGGTAAAAATAAATTATCTAGAGAACTAGGAATAGATAAATCACAAGCTGAAACAATATTACGAGAGTATAATGCGAAAGTTCCATTTGTTAAACAACTAGCAAACAGAGCTGCTGAATCTGCAGATAAGAATGGTGCAATCTGGACTCTTAAAGGTCGTAAGTGTAGATTTGAACAATGGGAACCTAGTTCTTTTGGTTTACATAAACCTACAAATTTTGAAGACGCAGTTAATAAATATGGAAAAAATAATATTAAACGTGCGATGACTTACAAAGCTTTAAATAGATTAATACAAGGATCTGCCGCTGATCAGGTTAAACAAGCAATGATAGACTGCGCAAAGAAAAATTATTACCCTGCAATACAAATACATGACGAACTTTGTTTTAGTATACCTAATGAAAGATTAGAGCCAGCTGTTAATGAGATAAAAGGTGTCATGGAATTATGTATCCCTGAGTTGAAAGTCAAATCAAAAGTAGATATAGCTACGGGTATGAACTGGGGCGATGCAGATGGTAAAAG